CTTCTATTGATGCTAAAGGCAATTTACTTGATGCTAATAATAAAGTTATTGTATCAGCTGATAAAGTAGAAGACTATTTACTTACAGACAATTTGCCTTTAAATGAAGAAGGCGCTTTGGTGGATTTAGAAGGTAATGTATTACGTACCGCAGAAGACCTTAATAGAAGTAGTTCTACTATCTTATCTGTTAAAGGTGCATTAGAATCTAATTTAGATATTGAATTTGGAGAAGGAACAGATTTTCCTGATACTATTGAAGGTATAGTAGAATTAGTTTCTACAGGAATCAAACAAAAAGAAAAAACTATTATAGGCTCTTTCTTAGAATCTAATCCTGAAATTAAACAATTTACTAATCACTTAGCTTTAGGAGGTACAGCAGAGACTTATAAATCTTCTAATATTGATTATAAATCTATAGATGTAAAAGTCTTAGATAATCAAACAAAGTTAAACTTACTTACTCAATCTTTAAAAGAGCAAGGAAATGTTAACCCTGGTAGTATTGTAGAACTAATTGCAAAAGCAGGAGATGAGGCTATTAATAGTGCTACATTTGATGCATTAAAGTATTTAGATACAAAACAAACAGAAATTAATGCTAAACGAGACGCAGACGTTAAAGCTTTACAACTAAAAGAACAACAAGATACTATTAACTATTGGACTAATGTAGAAAAAACTATTACTACAGGAAAGATAGCTAATCTTAATATACCTGTTAAAGAAAGACAAGCTTTCTTTGATTTTATGTCTAAACCTATAGATGAAAGTTTTAATAGTGCTGAGAGTATTAAAGCTCAACAAGAGTCACTAGACTTTCAATTATTGGTTTCTTATCTTCGTTTTAAAGACGGAGATTTATCACAGCTTGCTACAAATATAGCAAGAGAAGACCGAGTAAAAACTCTTACAGAACGACTAAATAAAGGAGGAACTAATAGAAACGGTGTACCGAGAACTATTTCTTCTACAGGTAGAGATGCGGGTGCTCCCCCTTCTCTTAATGATATATTAGGAAATTCTTAATAGAGATCTAACTATAAATATTAATAATTAATTTAAACAACAAATTATGTCAGTAGGTACACCTAATTCACAGTTCGCCTTACAGAATGGAAACTCTGTAAGAATTGTTCAACATGAAAGTTTTAATGACGAAGGTTATACTAATAACCTTTCTCTTACTAAAGCTAGAATGACGAACCCTGATAGCTTAAATCCTGTTATTACGCACTTAATGGGAAGAGAAGACAAAAAGTTTCCTTTACTTTATTTAACAGAAGGTCAAAGAGGAGGAGTTAAATACATCGAGATACAAGATGTAGAATATGATTGGCCGGTATTTGGAAGACTACGTAAATCTTCACAAGTAGCAGGACATGACTATGCTGCTGCTGATAAACCTGGTAGAGGTGGAGTTCCTGTAGTAGTAGTTATGAAAGATGCTTGGTTAAAAGTACAGCATAACGTAGTTACTCCTAGTGGAATGACTTTAAGAGTATTATACAAACCTGAAAAAGTAGCTAATGGGTATAAATATCAATTAGATATTATTAGAAATAGTAATGCTGTTTCTGTACCTCTTTCAGATTTAGCTACTAATGCTACTTGGAGTATGACAGGTGGAGCTAACGTTTCAGAAAGTTACTCTGTAGGTAATGAGAGTAACAAACAACTTCCTGGTAAACTTAAGAACCAAATTGGTATTTTGAGAAAGTCTTACGAGATTGGAGGTAATGTTTCTAACAGAACTACTACTTTCCATTTCAATATGGGAGGTAAAGAGACTTCTTACTACTTACCTTTCGAAGAGTGGCAACATGAAATGACTTTCAAACAAGACTGTGAGGAGTCATTATGGGAATCTAAATACAATAGAGATATTAATGGAAACATTATGACTATTGACCCTGATACCCAATTACCTATTCCTTATGGAGCGGGTATGAAAGAACAAATCCCTAATAGAGATACTTATGGTAAATTAACTCTTAAAAAACTTAAGATGATTATTTCAGAAGTAACTTACGGAGCAACCGATGCCGATAAAATGAACATTGTTCTATTTACAGGTATGGGAGGTAAAGAAGAGTTCTCTGATGCTATTATGAATGAAGCTAGTGGATGGTCATTATACGATGGTGCTTTAAATGGTACTATCACGGGTTCTCCTATGAACTTAGTATACGGAACAGCTTTTACTCAATATAGACATATCGATGGGCACATGGTTACAGTAACTCACTTACCTTACTTAGACTTTGGTGGTATTGCTGAAAGTGCTCCTCTACACCCTGTAAGTGGTAAACCTCTTACTTCTTATGAAATGCACTTCGTAGATATGAGTACTTATGACGGAGAAAACAATGTTCAATTAGTATCTCAAAAGGGACGTTCTCTTATTAGAGGTATTGAACAAGGTATGACTTTGTTGAAGAACTTAAACTACGGAAACTATAACGGAAACGTTATGGATATTAACTTAGCTACTTCACAAGATAAAACAGCTATTCACTACTTAAAAACTTTAGGAGTAGCGATTAGAAGAAATACACATTGTTTTTCTTTATACTGTGTAGCTAACTAATAAATACAATCACTATAAACTAAAAAAGACTGTTAGAAACCCTAACAGTCTTTTTATCTTACTAATTTTAATTTAAACAAAGAATAACATGGAAAATGCTAATACAGCTAAAAGCACACTAAGTAACGCAACCGTAGAACAAGATGCAGCTCAAACTTACTTAACTTCTATTACTTGTAGTATAAGAAGAAAACCTAATACAGTAGGACTACCAGGTCAAGACCCTAATGAAAGAAGATACAGAATTGGAGCATCTTTAGATACTCGTTCTAATGGTAATAAAAAAGGAGTAACTGATAAACTAGAACTTCTTTTTATGCCTAGTATTTTAGGAGTTAGTCATAATGACCCTACTTTTCGTAGAGTAGTAGATGAATATTGGTCAGGTATCAGTAGATTTATACCAGCAGATGAACCTTTCTTAAAAGACCACGAAAAAGGAGAAGTACTTAAAATTACTTTCGATGTAGTAGGTAAGATAAGAAAAGAGAAAATCGCTAATTTAGGTTCTATAGAAGAAAAAGTAGATTATTTAAATACCTTACTTGTAACTACAATTAAAGACACTACTCTTCCTTTAGCCGTATTACGTGAAGAATGTATAAGTGACTTTTTATTATTAAACTACTGTTTAAAATATAATAAAGTTGCTAATAGAGCAGAAGATATGGACAATAGTCCTAGAATTGATTTTTATTTGTTCGAGAAATCAGTAGCAATTAGAAATCAACTTTCTCTTATCGATTTACGTAGTAAAGCTATGAAACTTTATGAAAGTCTACAAAGTGATGTTAGAAAAGTTAAAGCTGTTTTATTAATGTTTAAAGATTCACCTGATAACTACGAAACGGACGAAGATATGTTACTAGCAATAGATAGTCACTATAACGCTTCACTTCAAAGTTTAAATAACTTTGTATCTTTTGTAGAAGATGATTCATGGGAAATTAAATATATTATTAATAACGCTCTTAAAACAAATAAACTAAAAAGTCCGAAAGGTTCTAGTGCTATATACTACAATGATGTGTTATTGGGTATGTCCTTAGAAGAAGCGGCAGTTTATCTACTTACTACAGAAAAAGGTAAAGTAGTTAAAGATAGTTTAGATAGAGAGAGTAAATAACTCTTAATTCATGTCAACACAAGAATTACACATTCACTTAGATTTGTTACTTCAAAAGATGAGTAGTAATTGGAATAAAAACTTTTTACCTCAAGAAGTAGACATAATGATTAATAGAGAGATAACAAAGTTCTTAAAACAAAGAACTAATCCTCTATCTAATAAAAAGAGATTAGCTATGTTTGATACGATAAAAAGAATTAAAGATAGTAATACTCTAACCAAAACACAAGTAATCCCTGTAATAGACATTAATCAAGAGGAAGTTGGTATACAACTTCCTTTTGATTTTTTATACCCTATCGGAGCAGAATTGAAAGTTTTAAAGAACTGCGGAGTGATAACAACTTCTCCTAAGATAACTTATATTAAAACTTTTAAAGAATTTACTACTAGTGGTATAACTACGTTAACTATTACAATGACTTCTATATCAAATCCTATTCCTGTAGTATTATTTGATTTAGGTGCATTACCTTCTGATTATATACCTAGCGGTTCATTAGGGGGAAGTAGAAATGTTTTTATAGTTAATAATGCTGTACTTATTAAGATGCTTAAAGCTCTTCCTAGTCAATTTACTTGTAGATTTAATAATAGAACTAGAGAATTTGAGATAAAGGGAGAGGAAGCAATAAACCTCGTAGTTACCCTTAATGGCAATCTACAACCAACTCTTAGTAGAGACACTGTATATAGTTCTATTACTACTCCTGCTAAACTTCGAAGCACTTTAGAGTTTATTGACGAAGAGTTTACAGGGCAAATAAAGGATTCCTACCTATCCCGAAGCAAGCAAAATATAGCTAAGGGATATTTACGCTCGGATTATATTTTAATCCCTAAAATCGAAAATGTGGTAATATCGACTGCATCTGTTACCTATATTTGTAAACCTACTAGAGTTGATTTACTTTTAGATAGTCATTCAGAACTACCTGATGATGTACTAGAAGAAGTTATTAGTAATGTAGCAGAAGCTATTAAAGCAGTTACCTCATCTGATACTTATGAGAAGTATGTAAACGAGAATATGTTAATCGAATAATAACTAAACAACAAAGAACATGAGAAATGTAATGATTATTAATTCCATTAAAGCTGCTTTAGCTGCTTCTGCTGCTGATATATCAGGCTTAACAGCTAGACAATTAATGGTAATAGGAGATTCAGCTAAAGTACTAGATGATACATCAGTTGAGGCAGATGTATTAGGAATTAAAAGTATTGTCTTTGCTGTAGGACAAACAGCAGGAGGATTTAGAACTTCTGTTCCTATTCCTAGAAGAGCTATTAACTATTTTAATGTACAATCTTACTCTGCACCGCAGAATAAAATTATTAATTTAGGTTCAGGATTAAATGATGCTAATAAATTTGCATTAACAGGAGACGGAGAAGCAGGGTTTTTAATTAAGAACTTAAGTTACTTACATACTTCTGATAGCCAAAGATTAAATGTAACTGTAATTAAAAAAGCTTCTGAAACACTAGAGCAATTTGTAGATAAAGCAGTAATTGCTTTAAATGCAGCTAATGCAACACAAGTTAACTCTATTTTTACAGCTGCTAAAATAGGTACAGGAGCTAACTTAGGTATAGCTTTTACTACAGCTAACGAACACGTAGATTTATATGTAGGAGCTAATGGAGTAGCAGAAGGAAATGTAGCTATTGTAGGACAAGCAGCTAAAGTATCTACAGGAGCAGGTAAAGACATTGTAAGACTTGAATCTGATATGACAAAACATAGAGGAAATCATGGTTATGAATCTTTAGGAGATTTATGGTATAAAGAACCACTAGAAGCTAAAGCATCAGAAAATTACAATGTAATTACTATTGGATGGGAAGGAGAGTCTTCTACACCAACTAACACTATTAAAGTCGCAGATAATACATTACAATTTGCTATTCCTAGTGGTACAGCTTTAACAGCTTTCTTAGCTTTATTTGCTATTTTACTTGGTACTACTTTTACCGCTGATGGAGGAGCAGTAGCAGGAAAAGAAGACGATACTAATGCGACTGACAACGTTAACGCAGAAAAGTAATAACTTTTAGTCTTTTATCTAACCTACTAATAAGTTTCATATTTATTAGTAGGTTTTATTTTTAATTTTAATCTAAATTAAATGAGAGTAATAAATAATCCTAAATATACTTTTACTGCACTAGACAACGGATATAAACTAACATCTTTAGCTATTATCCCTATTCTAGTTACAGTAGAAAAGATTGATAAATACGAAGTATCTATACAAGAGTTTCAAAAAACACTAGAAGTAGGAGAAACGTATGAATTCTCTTTAATAACAGATGGAAGATATATATTAACTGTAGCTACAGAACCTAAAGTATATTTTACTCATTTTGCTAATATTAGAGGCTACTTATTAAATGAGATAGCTTCTTTAATATGTAATGATTGTGGATGTGATTGTACTGATAGCTCTATTAATTGTTTAGAAAAGAAA